GTTTATTTTCTATATTAGGTGCTGAAAATCAACCAATACGAGGAGGGGTGTCAAATAATACTACTGGTACAGGCACAATTATTACAAACATAAGAACTACTGCAGTCAGCGGAACACACAGTCATATTGATACAAATTTTCCGTTTAACCCTGCAACAGTTGTGTCAACTAATTTCCCATATGTCACAACATTAACACATAATCATAATATGACATTGAACATTGTGGCGAATTCAATTTTAACAAAATTGTTAAGTGCTTGGGGAAATAGTTTTGAAAGTTATTTAGGATTAAATTCAATTTTAATGTACAAAGGTTCATTAACTAGTTTGCCTACAGGATGGTATGTGTGTGATGGTACAAATGGCACAATAAATATGGTAGATTTCTTTGTTGGATTTGGAAGTCAGGGTGCATGGGACACAACAACAGGAGCAAATAATGATATTGGTGCTTCGGGTTCTACAACTACGAATACGTGGAGTCACAGTCATCAAGGTTCAGGTATTATAGGGGCGACTCCTGCTACATTAGCCAGCGTACCACATGGAACAAATACAGTAACACATGGTCATACTGTAACCCCATCTGTTGTGGGTGCAAACTATGATCCAGGTACAATTAGAATAGCATTTATACAATACAAAGGATAAAAATATGGCACATGATTTTATATCATTAGATTACGAAAATGAAAGTTTTTCTGCTAGAATAGATGATGATGAACATGCATTTTCTAGTATGGAAGTTTTTTTCACACTTACAAAATTCCCATATAAAACAGGAATTTCTGCAATAAGCTTAGAACCAAGTAGAAATATTTACGCAGTCATTTATAGTGATGGTAAACAAACTCATACTGAACATTCTGAAGAAATACAATGGCTTCTAACAAAATGGAATAAAATTAAAGAAGCTATCAATGAAGATGCAGCAAACACTGTTTATAATGTTTGGACATTAACAGATGAACGTAACATGAGATTAAATTCTACAGATTGGTTAGTATCTAGACATACTGAAGAAAAAATAATAGGCATGAATACTACATTAAGTGAAAGTCAATTCACTAAACTTCTGACTTATAGACAACAATTAAGAGATATTACTAACCAATATACAACGCTTGACGATGTAGTTTGGCCTGTTAATCCATTACCTTAGCAATAAGTATTAATTTTTCTAAGTGACTGATTGCTTTATTAATTTTTTCTCTGTGACTTTCTAAGTGATAAGTGCGTCTAGTTTGCCTAGCCACTACTTCAGCCCTGCTAAGTTCATTAACCATTTTATCAATATTATCCAACATTTGTTTTAAATCTGGGTTATAGTTAATCGTACTTAATTGCTTACGTAGGTTAGCACTTACGGTCTGCCAGTCCAGTGCAAGTTTAATTTCCATAAAATAATTTCAAAAAAGAGAGTTTTGTAACAGAATTGTCATACTGCGGCCATTAAATATTTATTGCAAATTACAAATTTTCTTTAAAAGGAGACACACACTATGAAAAAACTATTTGCAGTTTTTACTCTATTAGTAGCAGGAGTCGCATCAGCAGCAGATTTAACAGGAGCAGGTGCGACTTTTCCATTTCCGATCTATGCAAAATGGGCAGAAGCTTACAAAGCAGCAACTGGCATAGGACTTAATTACCAATCAATTGGTTCAGGCGGTGGTATCAAACAAATCAAAGCAAAGACAGTTGACTTTGGTGCAAGTGACATGCCTCTCAAGAAAGAAGAATTAGACAAAGAAGGTCTTGTTCAATTCCCAGCAATCATTGGTGGTGTAGTTCCAGTTTACAATATTGATGGTGTTGCACCAGGTCAATTAAAGTTGACCCCAGAAATCATTGCAAACATTCATCTTGGTAAAATTACAAAATGGAATGATAAAGCTATTGTTGATTTAAACCCAGGTGTGAATCTTCCGGCATTGGCTATCACAGTCATTCATCGTGCAGATGGTTCTGGCACAACATTTATTTGGACAAACTTCTTAGGCAAAGCCAATGCTGATTTTAAAAGCACTGTAGGCGAAGGCACAGCAGTCAAGTGGCCAGTTGGTGTAGGTGGCAAAGGTAATGAAGGTGTTGCAGCACAAGTGCAGCGTATCAAAGGTGCGTTTGGATATGTTGAGTATGCTTTTGCAAAAAGAAACAAAATTGCATTTGCAGCATTGAAGAATCGTGATGGCAATTTTGTATTACCAGATGATTCAACATTCAAAGCAGCAGCAGTAAATGCTGACTGGAACAATGCGCCAGGTATGTATTTGTTACTCACATGGCAGACTGGTAAAGATGCTTGGCCAGCAACAGGTGCAAGTTTTATTATCATGCACAAGCAACAAGCAGACACACTAACAGGTCGTGCAGTTCTTAAGTTCTTTGATTGGAGCTACAAGAACGGCAGTCAAATGGCAACTGAATTAGAATACGTTCACATGCCAGCTGATGTTATCAAACTAGTTCAGGAAAACTGGAAGAAGGATTTCCGTGGTCCGGACAACAACCCAATTTGGAAATAAGGAATAGACATGAAGAAAATTACAATCATAGCTGCTATGGCATTGTGCTTTGCATCACCTGCTATAGCCGACGAATACAAAGATACACTTGATCTTTTACTACAAAAAGGTATTATTACTCAGCAAGAGTACAATACAAAAATTGAAGCTCACGCTGAGCGTTTAGAGAACAAACAGTTTAATGCTGCCCGTATTGATAAAGATTTGCGTGACAACAACAATTCAAGATTTACAAAGGCTAATGATGGATCAGTTATGGAAAACGGAATTGGACTCAAAAGTAAAGATGGCAACAATACCATTCAGCTTACCGGTCGAGTACACATGGACTATCGATACTACACACCAGATTATGGTACAGGTCAAACCACAGATGCATATCAAAACTTAGCCGAAATTCGTCGTGCAAGATTTGGTGTTCGTGGTCAGTTTGCTAAAGACTTCAAGTATGAAATAGTTGGTAACTTTGGTAATGATGTTGGTGCGTCATCTACATCATCATTAGTGGATGTAGCTTGGGTAAATTATGCAGCAAATCCTGAAATGCAATTTCAGTTTGGTGTATTCAAAATGCCATTTAGCCTTGAACAGTTAACTAGTTCAAACAACATCGACTTTATGGAGCGTAGTTTAATTGGTCAAGTTGAAGGTGAGTTCATTCCTTCAAAAGAAACTGGATTTATGGTTCATGGTGTGCCTAAAACTGGTTTGACTTATGCACTTGCATTAAGTCGTGGTCGTGCAAACAAAGACGCTACAAATGATGGTTTTGATTACATTGGTCGTGTCACTACTAATATCGCTGAGTTGCAAGGTAGCAAAGCTTATATTGCACATCTAGGTGCTGCATATAGTACAGGTGATATCAAGAGTGGTGTTGCTCCAGCAAGTGGCAGAACTGAAAGTAGATCACAGAGTGCTTTCTTTACTGGCACTGCATTGAGTGGTGATACTGTTAGAACACGCCAAGGTCTTGAAGCAGCATTTGCGTATGACGCTTTTAAAGTACAAGCAGAACAATTCAATTTCAAATATGATCCTACTACAGGCTCAAATCAAGAAATCAAAGGTTACTATGTACAAGCCTTGTATAATCTAACTGGTGAATCTTATAACTATAAAGATGGAGTGTTTAGTTCAATTAAACCTGCAAATGCTATAGACAAAGGTGGCAAAGGTGCATGGCAAGTTGGTGTACGTATGAGCGAGTTTGATGCCGGTGATATTAGTGTTGCTACTGGTAAAACCAATCGTGCTACCGCAATGACATACGGTCTAACTTGGTTCGCTACAGATAACTTACGTTTTATGCTCAACTATGTTGATACAAAGTTTGATGCATTAGTTGGAAGTTCCGGAAGCCGTGTAAATGGCGATAAAGCCGTTATGTTTAGAAGTCAACTTAACTTCTAAACCAAATTCTTAAATCAAGCACAATTATAGAGTGCTTCTGGAACTTGTAACCAGATAACATAGGCAACTTCGGTTGCCTATTTTCTTGACTTGGTACTACAGAGATATATATAATCTACGATTAATTTTAACCAAGGAGAAATAGAATGAAGTTAGTAAAAATCTTAGCAGTAGCAGCAATGTTAGTAGCAGGTACAGCACAAGCAGCAGGTTATACCACATTTGAGTATCACCAAGAAGAAAAGCGTAGTGACAGTACTACTAAAGATAAATTTGGTGTTGTAGTCGGTACTAAGACTGAAGGTGGCCAAGACTACAGTATTAAACTTGACACTAACCAAAGTGAATGGGGTACAGGGGCAGTAGGTTCAGGAGTTGAACTTCGTGCCCGTCAAGGATTCAGAGTTGTAGGAAACGTTAATTCTTACTACGGTGTTCGTTTAGGACAAAAGTTAGGAACTGACGAAAGTTTTAGTCACTATGCTGTTGAAGGTGGTGTAAAGTTTCCAATCGTTGGTGCATTCAGCGGTGATGTAGGTACTAGATATCGTAATGCATTTGACAATGCACAGAACTTTCAAAGCACCCGTTATCATGCTATGGTTTCATATGCTATCAGCAAAAATGATAGCGTAGGTCTTCGTTATAGCCAAGCATATGGTGATAGCAGCGAGGAAAAGAACGCATACCGTGTAACCTGGACTCATAATTTCTGATTATGGTTCACTATAAAAAAGCCCCGAAAGGGGCTTTTTTGTGGCTATAAATATGTATATCATGCCCCCAACAATAGCGTTATTCCTACATCAACCCAAATGTTCTGTCCAAAGCGGGAACGGAATAATCAAAGCCCTAAGTCCACATTACCGTTTTAAAATCTTTACTAAACATGAGCTTGAAGATGATTTTTTTGATGATGTAGATATGATAGCGATTCCAGGAGGCATCGGAGACAGTGATACGTTTAGGTACTTAATGCGAACGAACGGGCAAAGAATTCGTAACTTTGTAGCGTCAGGTGGTAAGTATTTGGGAATATGCATGGGGGCATATTGGGCAGATACAGACTATTTAGGTTTACTTGATAGCGTAAGAGTAGTACAATACATAACACGACCCAACACCGATACAAAAAGACCTCATGCTAAAAACATTTATGTTAACTGGTTAGGTCAAGAAATGGGTATGTATTTTTATGACGGGTGTTCATATGAAGGCGATAGTAGCAAGTATGAGACTATTGCAGTATACAAGAACAACGACCCAATGGCAATCATACAGAATAATGTAGGATTAATCGGGTGTCATCCAGAAAGCGAAAAGCACTGGTATGATGGTTATAGTTGGATGCGTAAACATTATCATGGTGATACTCATGGGGAACTATTACTGAATTTTGTAAACTACTTATATAGGAAATAATATGTGGGCATTACTAGTTATAAGCATTTTTGTAAAAAGTCCTTTGGACACAAAAACCACTGGATCAATAGAATTACGATTTAACACTAAAGAAGAATGTATGGAAGCTAAAGATAGATTTGATAATCTACAAAGTTTTAAAAACAATAGAATTAAAACTTCGTGCAGTTATAGATCATACTTATAGGATAATAAAATGGAAGATATATTAATTGACATGAATTCAACACTTGAATTAGATCAAGTTAAAAAAATTCTTACACAGTACATTGAAGAATGTACTGGGAAAAAAATTTGCGAAATTGTACCATTAGTCAAAGATAACAAGGTTACAGGGTTTACTATAAATTACGAAAGTGAACCCGCAACTTATTATGCTGGGAGCAATGAGAAAAACTCAAGACCAACTGTTATTGACAAAACCTTTAGACCAATGGTATTTTATTAAAGGAGCATCTTATGAAAGATTGGGCATTCGAATTTTTTGTTTGGGGGTGTTTTATACTATATTTAACTTTGATTGGTGCTATACTAACTGGGTGTACTAATCAATATGATGCGTGTATTGAAAAAGAAAAAGCAGAATATAGAGCAAGAAATCCAAAAGCAAGTTATAGCCAAATCACTTCAAGGCAACAAGATTTTGAAATGATGTGCAGTCGGTTTAAAAACTCTTGATATGTGGCTTTTACTCATCATAGTCTTAAGTTCAGAACCTCCTTATAGACATAAGGGTAGCGTACAAAACTTTTACACTTCTGAAGCTGAATGTAAAAAAGAGTTAGATAAAGCAGTACAAGCATTGTACTTAAAAAATACTCAAGTAACAGGTAGTTGTAGTTTTAGAGATTATCTTACTCCAAATAAAACTTTTTAGCAATACAAAAAATAGGGACCGAAGTCCCTATTACTATTTTTGGTAACAAGGCATAGTTGCCCCGGAGATCATGCTGCTAGAGCAAAAACCTCATCGTTAGCTGCGTTTGCAGTTATAGTTTTGCTTGATTTACGGTCATCGCCTACCGTGTAGATCCTTTGAATACTCATTCGTCAATCGATACTATTTCCGGCCCATCAAAAGCATTCCGATATTCACGTCGGAAGAGTGGTATTCCGTGTTCGCCGTTTCTCTCCCAACCGAACTAAGGGAGACCTCATATATGCTTTTGGTGGACCGGCCGGGTACCGCCCCCGGGTCTTGTCCGATCTTTCTTCTTAGGCGTTATACTACAATTTTAAATCTAATATGTTATGTGTGACCGATCAATCAAATAGATCATCTTTGGGATCAGATTTTTTAATCCATTCATGATATAATAACAACAATGCCAATGTTATACATCCCATTAACATGACACCTAATAAAAATCCGATAATAAAATATAATTGTTCTGGACCCATAACTTACACACTATAAACTAATATTTAGTTAAAATCAAGTGTTTAGGGTCTATAACTATCAAATTTGGTTCTTAACCACTCCCAATCGTAGCTTAATTTAAGTTTTTCAAACTCACCATCTACTGAATTATAATAGTCTACTGCATCAGTTGCGCCTTTTATTGACCATTCTGCATAGTCTCCGTTAGCTACAGTCAACCATGTTTCTAGTCTTTCTTTGCTGGCTTTATCATTAATTGTTTCTACATTATGTTTCAATTTAATAACTTCACGGAATGTTGTTCTCCAAGTATCCCATTCGCTAGTATTGAATACGCCGATCCCAGAATTAACATTCACGATAGCATGCGGACTATCTAATGTAAAATCTAATCCTTTACCTGTAGTGTTTAATGTTAATCGTTTATTGTTAGCTACCACTGCCATATGACCATATTCAAGACCATTAACAGGATTAGTTGCTCTGAATATATAATGTCTAGCAGTACACATACGATCAGGTTGCCAACTAAAATCAAAGTCAGGATTTACCTTGCATTTACCGTTAATTAAAAAATACCAAGGCGTTGATGCAATGTTGGCTGCTTCATGTTGACTTGTCACCCGTCCTTTAATATCTTTCAATCCTATTATATTATTTGGTAAACCTTTTACTAATGATAATAGATGTTCATAATTTTCTTCTGATCCCTTTTCGCCATTACTTAAGAAAATAATATCAAGTGGTTTATTTTGATACCCATCATTATGATATTTTATATACGGATAATCTTGTAGCTTATCATACAAATAAGGTATAGCCCCTTTAGGTACAATCGCATATGAATTATCTATGATATGAATATTGGTATCTGGTTTAGGCATGTATTTTACGTGATCAATTACACCAGATCCAACTTGAATATAGTCTGTTTCAGTGGTTGAATTAACTAATGCATCAAAAATACTATCAGTGCATGAAACTTCGTCAATTCTAAATTTTACTATTTGCATGTCCATAAATTTATAGTTAGTCGCTCCGTTGACTCTATATTGAGCAGTAGGCATTTCTTTACTGGTAAACCATTGGTTACCAAATACGTAAATGTATGGTGGATCAAAGGGGTCAGGAACCCAACTATAATCAATAACTAATTTTGACTTTAGTGGTCTCCAAGCTCTATTTTCTGTATCAGGTAATAATTTAGCTTTAGCATTATTAATGTATTTTTTCTCTGTAGCACCCTTTACTCTATACATTAAAGTCGGCATCGTTTCTGCATCATACCATTGATTGCCAAATACGTATATGAAAGGAGGTTCTGTTTCATCTGGGTGCCAACTAAAATCAAAATCAATATTTGGTTTGATCGATCTCCAGCATCTATTACTTTTGTCACTTAATTTTATAATTTTTTGAAAATCAACAAATTTTGTAGCTAACGCATTTTCTACTTTATATTTAGGACCTCCCGTTTTTTGCCATTGTGTACCAAATTGCCAATCCATAGGAGGTTCAAAAGGATTAGGACACCAGCTGTAATCAAAACCATTATCATCTATGTTTTCTGGTATGATCCAATTATCTTTATTTGGCAATAATGTAGCCTTAATACTATTAATATATTTTTTATCAGTTGCACCTTTTACTCTGTACTGAAACGTTGGCATGACCTCTGCATCATGCCATTGATTACCAAATACGTAAATGTACGGTGGGTCGAAGGGATGTGGCACCCAACTTTTATCTATGGTTGCATTAGGAACAAGTTGTCTCCAGCATCTATTATCTTCTAAAGGTAATAATGTTGATTTAAAGTCAGTAACATATTTTTTTTCTGTAGCGCCCTTTACTTTATATTGATATGATGGCATAGTCTCTGCATCATGCCATTGATTACCAAACACATATATGAAAGGAGGTTCTGTTTCGTCAGGATGCCAACTTGAATCTATAGTAACATTAGGTAATAAAGGTCTCCAACACCTATTATCTGTGTTAGGTAATTTTATTGCATGTTGAAAGTCTTGATATTTTATACCTTCACTATTTGGTATGACGAATCTAGGTCCGCCTGTTTTTTGATGTTGCGTTCCGAACTGGTGTATATAGGGTCTATCGTGTTTGTATGGTCGCCATTTAAAATTAAAATTAGTTGTATCAAGTCCATCAGGAATTTCCCAATATCCTTGTGTCCATAACTCTTCCCTTTTGGTTAAATCTTCTATGCTTATCATGTTTTTTACGTTCAACGTATTTAGAAAGATATATACTACTATGAAAAATACTGTATGCGCTATACCTTGGGTTCATTTAAATATTATACCCAGAGGAAAAGTTTATCCTTGTTGCATGACTTCAGAACATCGCACTTACGCCGGTGATTTAACAACACAAACAATAGAAGAAATTTGGAATAGCGATTACTTAAAAGGTATCCGTGTTCAAATGTTGAACGGTGAAGAACCAAATATGTGTCGTAGGTGCTTTGAAAGTGAAGAATCTTCTAATTTTAGTACTAGGATTAATCATAATAGATATTTTGAGGGAAAGTTAAAAGAAATTCCTGAAATCACAAAAGAAGATGGGCACGTAGACAACGTGGATCTACGATATTGGGACTTTAGATTTAGTAATTTATGTAATTACAAATGTCGTACTTGTGGCCCTGAATTTTCTAGTGCATGGTTACCAGATGCTAAAGAAATGGGTTGGACTAGCCATGAAACTGATAAAAAAGTATTCAATATTCAATCAGTTGACGAATCTACTAATATTGATTTTTTAAAAAAATATGTTGATGTAGTAGAAAAAATTTACTTTGCAGGTGGAGAGCCATTATTAATGGATGAACATTGGCAAATTCTTGACATGTTGGATGAGAAAAAACGTTATGATGTAATAATTACATACAATACAAACTTGAGCGTGTTAAAATACAAAAACAAGAATGTATTAGATTACTGGAAAAAATGGGGCAAACGTGTTTGGCTATGGCCTAGTATTGATGAAATTGATGAAAGAGCAGAGTTGATCAGAAGCGGAACTAATTGGAAAAATGTTGAAGAAAACTTAAAAGCAGTTAGTGAAATAGGAATTCATTGTAAACCTGGCATCACAGTCAGTAACATGAATGTTCATCGTATACCAGAAATAATTTGGAGATTAGTTGACATTGGAGCAGTGAATGGACACGACGAAAATTATCAAAACTTTTCTTTTAATATAGTAGAATACAATCCGCAATTTCATGTAAGTAGTTTGCCTGATAGTACAAGAGAAAAAATAAAAGAAAAACTAGAAAAATTTATTTCTGATTATAATTCAAAATTTAATGTAGATATAAAACATAAGTTTTTACATTTATTTTGGCATCTTGATAAGCCTTTTAATCAGCAAAATCTTGACAACTTTAAAAAGTACACGAAAAAACTTGATTTTATAAGAAATGAAAAACTAACTGACGTAGTTCCAGAACTAAGAGATTTAATTAATGCCTGAATATAAAATACATCCAAAATCTTTTTATCTAGATCCTGATGAAAGATTAAGCAAAAAGTCTTGTACTGTCCCATTCAAACATATTGAAATTCATACATCTGGGCTTGTTAGCGCATGTTGTCATTCATGGTTACCAAAATGGGTAGGTAATATATTAGTAGAATCTGCAGAAGATATTATATCAAATGTCACTAGACTTGAAATTCAAGAAGGAATGAAGCAGGGAAAATTTGATCATTGCAACGATCAATGCCCGCAGTTGAGTTCATTTCTGATGGGAGAGAACAATCATTGGGATCTAGTCGATAAGAATGAACTTAGTACTAGACTAGCCAAAGCAACAATGCGAGTTGGATTTAGTTACGATCCTAGTTGCAATTTACAATGCCCAAGTTGCAGAGATAATTTAATTTACTATGATCCGTTTAATGTAGATGATAGTAGAGGTAGACATGTCAAACAAATTCATGAGAAAGTTAAAGAATTAATTGATATACTTTTAACTCAACACCCAAGAGTAAGTTTAGACATTACAGGAAGCGGTGATGCATTTGCTAGCCCATTATACTGGAATTACTTACTAGAGTTAAGTAAAAATCCTATACCTAACAATTTACGGTTGACTCTTAAGACAAACGGAGTTTTAATGACCGAACAACATCTTAGAGAAATTGAACCTCTTTGGCCCTATATAACCTATATTGAAGTCAGTGTAGACGCATTTACAGAAGAAACTTATAAGATAGTAAGAAAAAACGGAAACTTTAAAAAATTAAAGAACAATTTATTATTTTTAGATGAAATGATTCATCAAAAACGTTTTCCCAATTTATATGATTGGCAAACTAATTTTATAGTTCAACGTGACAATTATAAAGAACTCAAAGAATTTGTTGAATGGCAACTACAGTATAAATCTAAACCTAAAATATGGACTAATTTATTAGCACAATGGTATCACATGAGTGACGAAAAATTTAAAGGTATGGCAGTTTGGCAAGAAGATCATGTGAATAGAAGTGAATTGATAGAAATTTTAAAAGATCCTATATTTAAAAATCCTCAATTAAAATTAGGTAACATGACTTCTTTAGTAATATGACAAACTTAAATAAAGACAGAGATCAAGTAATACTAGAGCATATACTTGAACAAGATACTTTAATAAATCATGCTAATAGTCACTTAGGGCCTCTTGAAAAAAATTCGACTAAAAAAAATTTTATAAAAAAAATTGAGTGGGACAACACTAAAAAGTATAAAGTAGCTCTTATAATGGCACCTGCTTGGGGAGTTTTATTTCCTCCCTATAATTTAGCTAAAATAACAGGTTTAATTAGAAGTAATGATTATAGTACCAAAGTCTATGATCTAAACATAGAATCATACCATATTATAAAAAATACTTTAAACGAAGATTATTGGCGAGGAGAAAAATATTTTCTTTGGACTGTCAAAGAAAATTTTGAGAACGAAATTTTACCTCACTTAAAAAAAATGTTTGATGAAACAATAAATGAGATTGTAACTGCTAATCCTAAAGTAATAGGGTTTAGTGCGTATAATACAAACATTTTTGCAACACAATATCTTCTTACAAAATTAAAGGAAAAAATACCAAACGCTTGTTTTGTAGTTGGTGGACCGGAAGTTGTTACTGGTTCCTCAATATTTCAAATGCAATTTAACTACCTTTTTAAAGGTGAAGCAGAAGAATCATTTTTAAGCTTACTAGAAAATCTTCCCAATCAATATGAGAATAACAAGATAATCGGAACTACAGATAGTAAGTTAAAGTTAGAAAATTTTCCATTTCCAGATTATTCTGATTACGATTTGTCAAGTTACCAACATCCAGATGGTGTCAGTATTGAAACGTCACGCGGATGTATAGCTCAATGTAGTTTTTGTGCTGAAACGTATTTTTGGAAATTTAGAAGTAACGTTCCAGAAAGAGTAGTTGATGAAATTGAATATCAAGCGAACCGATACGGCGTAAAAAGATTTTGGTTCGTTGATAGTCTAGTAAACGGAAATCTTAAAGTATTCGAAAAAATAGTTGATTTAATAATTGATAGGAAATTGGATATTAAATGGAATAGTTATGCTAGATGCGATGGTAGAATGACGAAAGATTTTATAAGAAAAATTCAAGAAAGCGGATGCACCTGTTTAAGTTATGGAGTTGAGTCAGGTAGTCAAAAAGTTTTACATGATATGCGAAAAAAGGTTGAGGTTTGGGAAATAGAAAATAATTTAAAACATGGCAGTGAAGTTGGATTATTTAATCATGTTAATTGGATGATTGGTTTCCCAACAGAAGATAGAATAGATTTCCTTCATAGCCTACAACTTTTAGGTAATGCAAGAAAACATATTAATGCTATAAGCCCTGGATTTGGTGCGGGACCATCAACATCGAGCCACATGGAAACAGATTGGAAAACTTATAAAATAGTGGGAGAAAATTGGTTAGCAGAACAAACATTTTTAAATGCTTGGTATACTGAAGGATATCAAAATACAATTCTACATAGATTTATTCGTATAAAATTTTTACACATATGGTTAGAAGTTTTAAAAAATCACGCTGATTCTAAAATTCTTAACAGCCAAAGATACTTTAATATTAATGATTTTTACACTTTTAAAGTTAAATCTAACTGGTTTTTTAATAAAAAATGTAAAGAGTATTGCGAATATGATGGTAACATAGATTTAAATAAATTCAATGATAACATGGGCATAGCTGGCGAATATTTTACATTAGCCTATGCCATGTACAAATATTTTGGTTCGTTTGAATTAACTGTTCAATTTGACCACGAAAAAGATTTGTCTACGTTTGGTGATTGGTTAACTAATGATTATACTGCAAATTTTAAAATTGGAGTTAAGAATAATGGATCTTTTAAAGTTTCTTTAGAACATACCTTTAATCATCGTTCATTAAATGATTTAAATAAAAATATATACGAAAAAGAATCCAATTACAATGATATGTCATTTTCAGAAAAAATAAACATATCTGATAATTTTAAAAATTGGATTTCTGATTTAAAACAGACAAAAGAAACTGTACATGAGCAATACAGAAATAAACCAAAAAAAGTTATTCCTATAAAAGTATAGTTACCAACCTTCTAGTTTTCTTATTACATCCATTTCTTTAACTAAAGGTCCTAAGTTATGTTTATCAGTACTGTAATGACGTTTGAAGAATTTACTCTGTTCTGCACTTAGCATACACATAGGCAATCCTAATTTGTCAGACAATAAATCAGATAGTTGCTTTGGTTCATTATGTTCAAATGTATCCCATAACTTTACTAGTTCGTCAAAATCTTGAACTTTGTTATAATCCCAGTCAGTTAACATAGTTAAGTAAGTTCCTAATCTTGCACCATATATAGCCCATTCACCGTTCTCAACATCCATGCCTACATTATGCCATATAGTAAGATTGTTTAAATTTCTTGTAGCTACACTTTTCTTAAATGAATCTATGTCTGGCTTTTGTCCACTAACCAAACACATTTTAACACCTTCACGAAACCCTGCACGCCATGCTTGAAATGACGTAAAATTAGGATATGTAGTTGAATAACAATCGTGCATACTCCAATAAGCACCATTAAGATAATCTAAACAAAAATCAACAGTTGTTGTTGTGTTACCATCACTAGCTTCATGTGTGCGCATGTTTTCAACATAAGTCTTAGTCCAACTGCTTATGCCACCATTGCCATATTGTAGCCCATTAATTATGTTTCTAGCTTTCCAACGGTATTGTGCATGTTGATAGCTTTCATCTTTATTAGTAAAGTCTAATACCAAATTAAAGAAATCAAAGTCAGGAAGATTATCTCCGTCAATTAAAATGAATCGTTCTGTATCACTTTCTTTTGCTGCTGCTTTGTGTGCAGCATCACTACCTTTAACTCCGTCAACTCTACGTGCCCACGGTATCATGTTTTGAATCTTCACCCAAAATTCTTCTTTTTGTGGTTCATCATAACTTAGATAAATGCAATCTAAATCTGCTATATCAACTACGTTCATTTAATGTTAAACTCCATTTTTTTGAATTAGGCCCATCGTATATAATACTAATATCGTTTGCATAACACCCTGTTCCATTTGTATCTGGCTGTAATTTAGCAATTATTTTTTTATCGTAAATGCTTATAATTTTATTGTCAACTATTTTTATATCAAATCTTGACTGAAAATACACGTCCGAATCAACTACAATAAAATTACCATCTAGCTTTTCGCAAGTATAAAATAATACCTTTCCAGTATCATCATAGTATAGTCTAAATTCAGGTGAGTTCATCTTCTATTATATTACAAAAGGTTTTTATATGATAGTGAAATGGATATAATTGAGGTAAAGTGTTTACTCTTATAGAATCGCTATTTACTTCATACACTAATTCTTTAGTCCAATCTTCAGACTGTAAATCATTTATGAATTGTTTCATGTGAACCATGCTAAAAGAATCAAATTGTGGTAAAGTAGTATTCTCTACTCCATAAATATGACAAGCTATAGCATATACCCAATCAGTTGTAGCTTTTTCGTTGATGTTGCATTTTAATATGGGCTTTATACTTTCCCAATTTTCAAAACAATATTTAACCGTTTTAAAAAAGTTTTCAGCAAACTCTCCTTTTTTAAAATACGTTACTGCATTATATACGTTTGGAAGATTGTTGTTTGTTATGAAACTTCTATAAAATAAGTTATCACTTATTTCTCCCTTAAAGTTTCGTATAGCCGAAGATATAACAACTTCATTCAACTGTAGCGTATCCCACCAATAATCTATATTAACTGGTATATACATATCTGCTTCTAATTTAATTGTGTGATCATACGGGCTGGCTTCATATACTTGCCAATCATTGCACAATTTCCAAGAAGAATTTGGTTCTAAATCTCCGTAAGGTAAGGCTATCACATAATCAAAATACTTACTATGCTCTATATCATCAGTTATAAGTGCGATACTTGCATTAGGCATTGCCTTTTTTATACTTAGGGCAAGCATTTCTGCACATTTAACATAATTAGTTGTTTCAGTATTTTGCGCTAAAACAACATAACCTTTACTCATTGAACATCTCCATAAAGTTATTTTTATCAAGCATATGAAAGTCTGTGTTCTTAACTATAATATATTTTGTTTTTTCTTCACGCAAAATGATTTTGTATTCTGTTTCAGAAAGCTTTTCAACAAACGTATTCTCTCCTATATGTAATAGATTCCAAGGAATGTAGTTTGAAGTTTGTTCTATATGACCATTTACAATTCTATTGGCAATGGCAAACGCATGATCATTTCTAAATGTATCAGACCACATACCATGTAAATCAACATAATGTTGATAATTTTTTTGAACCATTTCTACACAATCAAAAAGATATTCTACTCTGTTTGTTTTTTTAAAAAACAAAACTGTAGCCCATAGTGTGTTAAAACTTGATTCTCCTAATTTTTCTTGTTCAAAGTCAGGATACATTAGAAAACTGCTAGAGTTGTGGATGCAAAAATCATCATAAAAATCAAAAACAGTGAGTAGACGGTTTGAGTTTATGACATAATCAACATCTAATACAAGTGTTTCATCATAAGGAGAAAGATGATACGCATTATATCTTCCCTTATTATTCCAAACTTTTTGTCTTTTTTTATTGGAACTATCTTTATCCAAATAAATTACATTATCAAAATCAAAAGTAGTTTCTGCATCTGTTATTAGAGTGCATGGTAAATTCAAGTAGTCATTAACTTTTTTAGCAGTAATGCTTGCCATTTTAACATAGTCTGTTTCATCGTTATTAAAGGCAAATAATAACACACCTTTCATCGTTTCTTTCTTAATTCAACCCATTCTTCATGCCACTCAGTCATAACATCGTGATATGTAGCATGAGCTTTTATGCTTAACAATTCTTTATCCACTTTAATTGGATTTTCATGTAAATCCAATATTACAGTTTCGTTGAGTGTTACAGTAGAAAGAAAACTTAAGAAATCAGGTGTAGCTTTCCAAAGCCCGCCTTGATCTGCAAAAATTAATTTACTTTGGTATTTTTCTTTGAGATAATGTTTAGCCAAATTATGATCAAATTTGGCTTTCGCTTCACTTACAAGACCGTTTATATTCATAAAAATATTTAGAATATAAAACGGTCTTAAAAAATTTTAACTTCCTGTTACGCTGCTTGATATGTTGAAGGCTCCCCAAGTTGGAGAAAGATATGAACTACTAGGACTGCGCACTACACAGGTAGTTGTTGAATTTGGACCTGATCTGCCAAGATTAGTATTACCACCGTCGGGCATTGAATCCCAAATAGTCGTAATAGTTATAATACTTCCGGCGTCACCGTTTGTACCTTGAGTGCCATTAGTTTTTACTCGTACTTCTATAAAACTAGAAAGATACCCAGATGGACCAACTGTTGCAGTCATTTTGAATATAGTTTGATCAGTACTTAATAGTCCATAATATCCTGTGTTAGTAGATAATGTTGTTGCACTACCAGTTCCTCCGGTTCTAGTGACTCCATTAAATACTGTACCTGCAATTGTTTGCGTACCACTGTTAACCGCACTTAATGTAATTGTACCGGCAGCTGAACAAAGAGTATTCCATAAGTTATTCATATTTGTACCAGAAGGATGTGAAAAACTTAGTGCGATTTGACCGCCAGCATTAAAAAAATACCTTGCTTTGTCACCTGATTCAAATGTTACTGTATGCGTAAAAGTTAATTTATTATTCCATGAAGTAGTATATGGTCTAGTGTCAGTTGATGTGGATCCTTGTGCTGCTGCATTATTTCTATTTGTAAAGATAGTATTTAAATTATTTGCAAATATTGAAGTCGCAGGTACAGAAGCGGTCATGTATGCGCTAATTAATTGTCCATCTGCAGTCGTTGAGATTGGAGTTACAGTGCTACCTTGATGAGATGCTGTGTTTTGAATATTATTAATTAACAAATTCCACTGTTCATTTGTAACTTTAAAAGTAGAATTATTACCTTGAACCTGTGGTACTGTAGTTTGGCCTAATCCCGATCTACCGTTTCCTATTCCAATTACTGCATTAAGTGTATTTGCTACGGAAGTGAGACTAGCACCTACATATCCATTGTAGTCTGATGCTTGAATTGATCCATACTGTTGATAGGTCATATTAAATTCCTTACTTAATTACAACGACTGCTGTAACTTCACCGATGCCATCTGTTGTTTTTGTCGTAAGGCTTCTTCCTATAACATTAAATGAATCTGCTTCTCCGTCTTTTGCTGCTCTTGCATAACCTTTTCCAGCACTAACTAGGCGGTCACCTTTTTTAACTTTACCCTTAACCTTAACTGGAACTCTACCGCTAATTGCAACTGCAGGGTGTGTGTTATCATCTCCCGCAGCACTGTTCATCATGTATGCTGCACTTGTACTAATTACACCAAAAACGTTATTACTTAATTCATCTACTACTGCTGTAATTTCAGCGACACCGCCCAATTCAACTACAGTTCCAGCATCATATGGCTGATCTGCTTCAAAACGTTCTGCTAAGTCAGCGTATGTAGCTTGTAATCTAGAACTAGGACTGAGTTGCCAAATACCAGTAATATTACCACCGCCCGCAAGTTCAGTTGTTGTCACTTTATTTGGAGCAATATTGCCTGTAAATTGAGCTACTGCGTTCGCTCCAGTCAAATAATCAGACACGTTTGCATTGGTATATGTACCTGCTGGGTTGAATGGTATACCATTTGCATACATGTATCTGTCGCATTTTATACCAAAAGAATTAGATGTCCAAGCCAAGT